GCCGACGCCGGGGGATGCGTTCTCGACACGAGTAACCATCGTGCCGGATAGCAGCCGTTCGCCCCGCACGTTGTAACCTCTGGCTTCGCATAATGTGGACGGGATTACGTTAGGCCAGGCCCGACCGAAGGGAGAATGCGCAGACCGGAAAATTGCAGTCCGGTCAAGCATTTACACGTAATCCCCATTATGCGATGCGACCTCTTTATTTGCGTGACGTCACGCTTATTCTTCAATCATGCGGTAGGTGTAGCGCGGATCTGTCAGGCCCGACAGCAGCTTGTCGAACTGGCGTTCTCCGGCCTTCCGGGTCAGGCCCTTGCTGATGGTCTGCCAGCGCGCCTTGCCCTTGCGCTCTTGAATTGCCCAAGTCTTCGCCTCGGCCTCTTCTTTTTTCGTGACGCGTGACGCTAATTCGGCTTCCAGCTCGGCGATTCGTTGCAGCGCCTGGTCGAGCTCGTCTTGGGTGCGCTGCCAGCCGTCGAGGATTTCCTTTACGCCATCGGCGGGGATCGATGGGGCATCTTTTCGTGACGGTTGATCGTCACGCTTTTTCTTGTTCGCCCGGTAGCGCCGCGCTCGCTCTGCGTCCGTCAGGGCTTTGCCGGTGGCTGGCCGACCGCGTCCGCGCTTCGGCTGCTCCAGGGGGAGGGGTTGGGTTTGCTTGTCGGTTGGGTCAATCATTGCGGCGTCTCCATGCTGGCTGGGCATGGGATAATTATACGTGACGCGTCACGATAAACATAGGAATTAACGTGACGAATCACGATAAATAGCGACCGTTCGTCGGTATTTAGTGTGACGAGCCGCTGCGCGTCACGATAAATAACGCCGCCCCGCTTTTTGGATCCTCCAGCTCCTCGGAATCCCGCTAGGTCAAGGGCCGCGACCCCGGCTTGTCAGCGCTTGCGGTGACAAACGGAGTCCCGGGCGGAGCGAACCCTTGAACCACATCGGACAAAGACAGCCTCCGGTCATAGGGTAGGGGGAAGCTTTTCTCCCCCTGCCCTCTGACCCCCTGGCGAAGGGCAGGGATGACAAGGGACAGCGTCCCTTGGTGTTGATGGGTGGGTGTTGCGGAGGGGTGGTCGGGAGCGATCCCGGCGCAGCCGGGTCCACCATCTCTAATGGTGGACTTTTGTGCGACGGTCGCACTCAGTCCTTGCCAAGGACCTGCTCTCTGTAGGCCTTCACATCCTGGGCGGTGAGGGTGGACAGATGTTTCCAGATCAGCGCGCCCAGCAGATCGCTTTCCTTCACATCCTCCTTTCGCTCGACGATCAGCTTGATCCTCTTTGCGTTCAGCGCTTCGACGGCCTCGTCTCGCAGACGGTAGGTCTTCGCCATGTGTGATTTCACCTCGCCATCACGTGTGATTTTCGATGAACGTGATTTTTGCACGTGTTGCTTAATCACGTGTGATTAAGCTATAAAGCGGCCAACAATCATTTGTGATTTTTCAACACGTGATTCCCTCGAGGATTTGGCTTTGCTCGACAAACTGCACCTCTTCGTTCCGTTCCGCCTCGAGCACATCCAACTGCTCGGGGTGGAAGGGCGTGCGGATCCGGTGCACGTCGTGGATCTGGAAAGCCTGGGCGTGCCGCTCCAAGGGCAGATCAGCCGAGGGGAGGGCGGAGAGCTACAGGCGGATTACTTGCGGCACACCTGGGAGTCACTGAGTACGGGCTTCACGCCTTTGGCGTTCAAGGTGTTTCACCAGTCCTTGGGTAAGCGCCTGATGCCCGGTGTAGAGCTGAAGGCCAGCCCGGCGAAGTTGCTCCAGGGGCACAACGTGTTTGGCCCAACCTGCATCCAGAAGGGGGCCGAGGTGATGTTCAAGTGGCTAGCCGGAAGCTACCCGGACCTCTTCGCGAAGCTCGATGTGTCAGCGACGCAGGTCTACACCCTGGACTGCACGTATTCCAGCCGGCTGCCGGACGAACGCACGGCGCTCCAGGTCATCCAGGCGCTGACCAACGTCAGCAACGGCCACACCAAGAGTCGCGGCGACAACTACCAGACGTCCGCGTACTGGGGCGCGAAAGAATCCCGCCTAAAGCGCCTGAAGGCGTATCTCAAGCACACCGAGTTTCAGGCCCAGTTGGACGAATTGAAGCGGGCAGGGCGGGCCGATCTGTCAGCTGCTCGGTCTGCTCGGGTCATGTCTGACCCACGGTTGCAGGAGTGGGTGCGCTACCTGCTCCGCATGGAGGCCACGGTAATGCACCGGTGGCTGGAACGCCGGGGCATCCCGTCTCGGCTTGTTGATCTGATCGCCTACCAGCAGCGGCTCCAAGAAGAGGGGCGCTGCCTGATTCAGGAGTGCTGGCAAGCGGTTACAGCGGACCTTTTCGCGGCCTTTGAGGGTATCCAGATGCGAGTGATTGATGATGAAAAAGTGCTGGCCGCACTGCTCGAAAAGCACACCAAGGAAGGTAAGGGGAAGTGGACCAAGGCCAAGGTCGATCCCTCCACTGGGGTGACAATTCCTCCGGTGTTTGTTCCCGGCAAGCCTAACGATAGCTATGCCCTGAATCTCTTTCGCACATACCGAAGCCTCAAGGACTACGGGTGGGAAGAGACCATGGCGTCTATGGCTCGCCGAACCTTCTACGACCATATCCGGGACATCTGCGCTGCGGGCCTGTCGAAAGCCGCCCTGCAGAAGCTCCACGAAGCGGACCGGGCGAACAACGTCGTACCGCTGCTGCGGTTCGTCCAGGTCGATTTCAGCGCCCAGTGCCCCGACTGGTACGTCGAGCCGACCGTGGAGGCCGCGTGATGCTGGTAGCCACCTTGGAAACTCTGGCTCTGTTGGCCTTTGCGGCTACCGTCATCCACGCCGTGGGCGTGTGGGCGCGCAGCGATGGATAAGGTGGCCCACCAGTCGCTCCGCTGGGACCTGGAGCAAGACCTTTCCCACCTCGTCGAGGACGAGCACCTGGTGCGCCAGGTCCTGGACCTGGTCATGCGCCGAGTCGTCCAGGAACAGGCCGCCGAGGCCGTTCGCCGGCAGCGCATCAACCGAGACTTCAAGACGTTCCGGCGCGGCCGGAGCGTGACGCCGCCCGCATGGGCATTTCGTGAACCGGGCACAAGCCCACAAGTTGAACCCCTGAGGTAAATCATATGCTCGCTCTCATCGGCCTGTGCCAGGGCTATTACTCCGATACTCGCAACGTCAATACCGCCAACGGTCCTTCGCAGATTGTTGAACACTCGGTGCTCGTCCAGGTTGAGCAAACCAATAAGTTCGGCATGCCGGAAACCAAGGTTGTCCAGGTCCGTATTTCGAAACGGCATATGGATGGCGGGCTCAATAATGTCTGGAAGATGGAGAAGGGCAAGACGGTGTCCGTCCCGGTATTTATCCAGGCCTGGGCGAGTAAGTCCGGTAACGCCGGATTCGATTATTGGCTGTCGGGCGACGGCATGCCGTTGAAACTTCAAACCGTTCAGGAGAAAGCCGCTTAAGGGTCCCGGCCTTTTTCGGCGAAAAAGGACGGGTAGGGGATAAGCATGAATTTTTTGGGCTGTGACGGTGTTTGGTTGGCTAGGGAAGATGGTTCAACTATCTGCCAGGGCCAAATGAAGACGTTTACGGTCCAGGAAATGCGGGAGTTTCTAACTCCTGCAATGACAATTGCGCAGAAAGCTCAAATCACCGGCGGTCTGTTGACGTTGTTTGTCGCGGTCTGGGTGTTTAAGAAGATGCGCACATCAATTCCACACTAATGGAGTAAGTTCCATGAAACAACTGAAACAACTGTTCTCCCTGGGCAAGCGTGAAGCCGTTATCGGTGGCTCGTTGCTGATGACGTCCGGCCTTTCGATGGCCGCTGAGGGCGATATCGACACTACCAAGGCCCTGGCCTATATCGCGGGCGGCCTGACTGCGGCGGCGGCTGTGACCGGTGCCATGTTCGGCCTGGTGGCCCTGATCGGTGCCGCCAAGAAAGCCCAGCGCGCAGGGACCTAATCGACCCTCAGTCAAGCCGGTGGCGGTCACTCCGCCCCGGCTTTTTTATTGCCCGGAGAAAGGATAAATGAGGATTAAGAAATGTATATCAGCCCTGAGGATATCGCTTTTTATGGCGTGCTTATTGCCATCGTTATTCT